AAAAAAAAAAAAAAAGTTGATTGTGTTCCCCCTCCCCGCCCCCCCTCCACATGCACACCATCGTTTTATGATCAATCTAATTTTTTTCGTGTAATATTTGCAAAAGAAAACATAACATTAAATAATATTCCAAACTTAGAAGGTATAGTTGTTGATCCAAAAACTAGTAAACCTAAAAAGGTTGATTTAATACAATCTTTAGAGAATGCCACAGGTAAAACTAAAAAATGTGTAGATATATTTAATATTGGAACAGATGATTTATTAGTTAGTGTTCATTTAAATAGTACAACTAATGCAGCAGGTGATCATTGGAAAAAAAAAGAAGCAGAAATTAATGCTCTTACAGCTATAATTAATGAACTAAAAAATAAGAACAGTGCAAAAAATGTTTTTGTAGCTGGTGATTTTAATTTTCCAATAATTAGAGATGCTCCTGCGGACGTCTCAAATCCAGAAACTACAACTTGTAGGTGTGGTAAAATAAATTATGATTTACAAAATTCGAAATCAGTGCAAGAGGAACGTAGACTTAATGAAAAATTCAGAAGCGGATCATTTACTAATGAAATTAAAGCACTTAAAGGTCTTCAAAAAGTTAAAGGTCCTCAAAAAGTTACTAAAGAAAATATTGGTATTGCTAGCGCCGGTGGAGGAAGAAGAACCAGACGTAGAAGGAGTTCTAAAACAAGAAAATCCAGAAAAAATAAAAGATTTTCTTCTAAAAAGAGAAGACTAAATAAAAGAAGAAATTCAAGAAAAAAAATACTTTTTAGAAAAAAGTAAAATCAAAAATACTTTTAAGAAAAAGAAAAAAACTTTTAGAAAATAATTAAAACTTACTTTTTATTTTTTGATTTTACTTTTTTTTAAAAAGTATTTTTTTTTAAAAAGTTTTTTCGTATACAAAGTAATTATTCAAGAAACTATAGCGTTTCATTTCATCGTCCATTTCCTTTACTCTACCGTATTTTTTGGCATCGCTAACACTAGTAAATAAGTTTTCAAAACTGGCATTTTCAACCAATTTGAGACCATATTTACTGCATGTTTTAGTTAAATAATCCATATTTGTTAAATATTCATTAAAGGTGGTTCCAATAGATTCATTGTAAACACCAATTTCCATTCCAAGTGATGCATCATTAGAACTAAATTTAGTTTGGCTGTATTTTTTCGTGATTTTCCATATTAAGGTTTCCCCTGAATTACTAATAATATCGTTATCTTTTAATGCTTCAAACACCGCTTCGCCATTGAGGCATGTCCCAATAAATCGCCCTCCAGGCTTTAAACTTTTAGACACATTATTTAAATAAATATTAATCATTTCAGGAGTTTTAAAATAGTAGTGGATTGAAAACTGACTACTGACCACATCAAAACCACCATCTTTAACTTCGCCGTTACCAAGATTGTAAAAGTTTCGTAGTTTCCCATTAGTAACTTGGCTCATAGGTATATTACCATAAATAATATCCAAATAATATTTATTTAATTCATCACCACCACTGCTACCATTCAATATATTTTTGGAGGTATCTCCCCAAATCATCATGTAATTTTCGCCGATATGAGTGGTATCCATTTCGCTCATTTTGTTTAAAATGCGGTTGCACGCACCATTAGCACTATCATTTAAGCCATGTTTAGAAATATCGATGCCAACAAACATATTTACTTGTGCTTCCATCCAGTGATTCAAATCACCGCCTTTACCAACAGATGTATCCAACATATTTTTACTATTTAATGTGTTATTAACTATCAAATGCTTTTTAACAAATGAATGATAATCATACATTGGACCACCTTTTCGTGTAGAACGTTTCATTATACGGTCATAATAAGTGTCAAATTCATCACCATCTTCAATCTTCCCGGTTGTAATCATTTCTAATGTAACGGCATCATGAATGCAATTCCACACGTTCATTGCTGTGACAAAATCATTTGGATTTAAATTATCTCTTACTCTCATAGGTTTCCATTTAAATATAGTGTCAGAATTTGGCTCATAAATACATTCAATGATCATATTTTCCTCTATTATATTATTATCATCAAATGTGTACATGTTTCCATTAGGGTCAAGTGGTACAGGAGCATAATGAATATCCTTAATGTATGGTTCAGTAGGCATAAATGGAGAATTATTATAGCCAGGTTCAAATGACAAATTTTCATTTAAAATACGGCATGAATTATGTTTTGTGTGAATAGTAGGGTCATATCCAACATTTAACACCATCGTTTTATAAGGTGTTGGCGTGCCTTTATAATTCATATATTTTATTAAATCCGCAGATTCATCTTTTGGATCTTTAAGAAATTCTACATAGAAATCAATTGTGTTTTGTTCAGGCGGTTTCCATTTAAAAGACCTGTACCACCGTCCACTAAACATATTTTTTTGTGTTTTGCCCGGTTCTTCACCGACAAACAAGTTTCGAGGTGTGAAAATAAGACCATCAATCTCATAAATATAATTTTTTTTGTAGACTTTATCACACTCGGCAAATATTTTAGTATCCGCTTTTAAAGAGGTGATTTCATCTTGTATGTCAAAATATTCATCACTTCCTTCGTCTTCCAAACGTAAATCTACTTCCTTCTCGTCTATTTCTTCTTCAACAGATTTGCTATAAAATTCATCATCGCCAAAATAGAACTTCTTTTTTGAAATTTCTAAGTTATTATTACTGTCTTTTATAAGATTCTCAGTAATAATATCAATTGTTTCAATAATATATTCATACCGTGATTTATCTATTTTATTTTCAGATATTTCTTCATTTGAACGATTAAGAATTCTTTTGCGAATATCTACTCCTTTAAAGAAATACGCATCAAAAATCATAAGCAAATTAATATTATTATGTTCTCTATCCTTTAAAATATATTCAGTATCAAATATGCTGTTTGCAAGCTCCACACATTTTGCTCCAATATATTTAACATCATTCTTTCTATTTATTAAATACATATTTCCATTATCAATTATTACAAGGAGGTTACGTTCTCCATCAGCTTTATCTGTTACTGAATAACCTTTCCTTATAGAGACCATCCCCTTATAATCCTCATATTTCCGTTCTACTACATGTTTCTTTTCAAGTGTGACATTCATAGGTCCACTAAAACGATGGTCACCCATTATTGTCTTATATTTGCCAATAACGTCATGTTTTTCAACTTCTGAAATTATATAATAACTTTTTTGAATAGATTGTAAAACAATTATAAGATTTTGAAGCATCTGCACTAACACAGCCTTATCTGCTTGCTTCATCTTCATTTTATTACCTAAATATTCAATTTCTATTTCATATTCTAATTCATTATTAAATACATTTGATTTCTTAACAGATTTTGACGGCATAATTACTTCTCTTTTACGTCCCATCATAGTAACTTTATCAGAATTTTTTAAAGAATCAAACCATTCGTTAAAAGCTTTTTTACCAGATACATATCCTGGTGCTATAACATATTTTCGCATATGATCTTTAACATCGCTCTTTTTCATCTTAGTTTCATCATCTTTAACAGTTTTCTTATTTGATGATTTAAGAATGGTTAAATCAAACTGAAATCTCTTATCAGTGGTGAGAAAGTTAATTCGTTTTTTATAACGGAAAATCTTATCATAAGAACTCCATTTTTTCATAATAGATGATACTTCAGCATTTGCTTTAGTTAAAATTGTTTCTCGTTTTAAGTTAAAACGAACTCTGTACTCATTTATATCAGTTTTTTTTACACTTTGTTTTTTCATAATAATTAAGTTCTTATCGTTTATGGTCTTAATATCATCTGTTTCGCAATATTCTATAATGTTTTCTTTACCAACAATACTAAATCGAATATCATTTACAATAATATCAAGAATTTCTTCTTCTTTATCGTAATTTATTCCCTTAGAACCTTTTAGCCTTTTAATTGTATTTGAAAACATATCACTATTTATTTTATTATTTTGATTATTTTTTACTAAAACCTCTAATTCAAGGTCTTTATCCCTATGCGAATATGACACCATGCTTAATAGGTGTGATGTATGTTTTTTAATATGCATTCTATAATATATATATATATTTATTTTTAAATATATTTTCAATTTTTTAATTTATGTATCAATACATATAATATAAAATAAAAATACAAAAATAAAGATAAATTTACGTTAATTTATATTAACCAATCCTTCGTACAGTTGTTTTTTAGTTTTCTTTTTACCATTTTCTAAAGTTAAAGATATATTAAGGGTTTTACACCGGTCTTGCAATTCATACAACTTGTAAGACGAAATTGCTTTAAGCTCCAAATTGTTAGTTGGTTCAACACTACTTGATTCAGCATTAGATGATTGACTTGATTCAGCATTAGATGATTGACTTGATTCAGCATTAGATGATTGACTTGATTCAGCATTAGATGATTGACTTGATTCAGTACTGGTTGAATCATTATATTCTAAATTATTAATTTTTAGTTTGTTAATAATACATTTATAAATCAAATTATCGGGAAATTCACCGAAAATGTGGATAAGTGGTAAATAAATATCATTGTATTTAACAATAATAATATTGTTATTCTTTTCATCATAGTTATTTCCAGTGTAATAACTAAATTTATAATAATCAAGTATTACAAGATTAATATTATAGTAATCTGCTAAATAATGCAATTCGCTTGATTGAAATATATTGTGTTCAATATTAGATTCCATTTCATTTTTTTTAAAGTTCATTTTAGAGTATTTATTTTTTTTAAAGTAATTTCCTAATTCATTAATTAGATTTTCTTTTAATTGTTGTGAAAACTTATGTTGTTCAGCATTATTTTTAAACTTAAAATCACTAAGTAAAATGTAAAGTAATGAGTTAAGAAAACTTACTGAATTAATAGAAATACCATATAAATAGTAATTATCACATAATAGATTATCAAATAAATCATCTAATTTTTTAGGAATATTAATAACTTCGTTCTCATTATACACGATATCACCTTGATCTAATATATCACTACCTTTGCTTATATCTTTAAGATTATCTAAATTCTGTTTAATCCTTTTTTTAATAGTATTAGATTGTTCAAATTCAGAATTAACATTCAACGAAATATTAATATTTTGTTTGTTGCTTTTGATACGTTTTGTAATATTTCCAATTGATAAAGACATAATTATTTTAATATAATTAAAATGTTGTAATATATTTTTAAATCAATTTTTTTTAATAAATTCAAGATAATTACAAATTGCTTTAAGGCATTTTTTATCTAATATTTTCATATTCAAAAATATTCCATTCGTATTTTGAGAATATTTTATATTATTTTTATCAACAATTTTTAATATTTCTAATTGTTGAAAATCTTCTAATTCTGTTATTCCATCTCTCAAATTCTTTAATACTAAATCATTTTTAGATGACATTAAAATATAGATATATTTTTAAAATAAATTTTAAACCTTCTTATATAAAATGACGAGGCATTAATGTTTTATCACCTTTTGTATGAACGAATTGGGGCATTTCCATAACATCACGTTCTTTAGTAATATCATCGATGTATCCGTTATATTGTTTTAAGTTAGAGTGAATATTTTCAACACAATATTTTAATACATGTTTATTCAAGTCTCTTATTTGTGTCTGTAAATTAGTATTTTGATTTTTACCATATTGTAAATATATAGATCTCATAACAATAAGTATCTCATCTTCAGATTGTTTGCATATTTTGGTTCCACCACTAATCTTAAATACACCTTCAATAATTAATTCTTGGATTAAATCTATATTACTCTGTGAAAAATAAAGTTCGCTTAAATCATTTTTACAAAATGTGCCTGTCATATGGTCTGATTTTTTATTAACTACATTATTATTTTCAAATAATTCAAATGGAGCTCCATTATAATTTTCAAGATTAATAAAACTACTCATATAATATAAGTTATTAAAAAAATTATTCAAAAATATACACAATATTCTATATATTAGGAATATTAGTTTTATAAACTATTTTATGTATACCTTGTAAATCGTCTAACGTTACTTTCATTTTATCTATTTTCTTTTGAACACTTAGTATATCTTTTTTTTTTATATATAATTTATCACGATGACTTATATATATTATATTATCTTTATCATAACCTAATAATAGTCCAATTGATACAGTATGCATATTATATGGTATACTGCTAGGATACCACAGTATTTTCATTAATTTTAATGCTTTATTATAATTATGTGGAAGAAAGAAAATAGTTTTTAAATACATCCCTCCCTTTTTTGTATTGTGGAGCATCTGTACTCCTTTATAATTACAATAATCTATTATTTTATTAATTAAGACACTATCTTTTTTCTTTAATTTTCTTTTACCAAGTGAAGAAAAATCAAGAGTAGCTAGTGGTTTATTATTATTGGCAACTGCATATATATCAGATATTTCACCTATTTTATTATTTAATTCTTGTAATTTTAAATTAACATCTTTACTAACCAATCCTTTATCTACTAAATTATGATATTTTTTTGGTAATGGATCTTTAGTAAATTCTTTAACTGATGCTTTAACTTTAATTGTTTTATTATTTGATGCTTTAAATTTAATTGTTTTTTTAGTTAATGATTTACCAACAGCACCCGTTTTACTAACACATCGGCGAGTTTTAGGATTGTAAATTTTATCTGGAGAACATTGATTAATAGTCTTTGTCTCGGGAACACATCCTGGCGGGCATACTTTTGGCATATAATATACTATTATATTATTTGTTCTTCATTATTAATTTTTAATGAAAGTAGAGTTTGAAGTGACAAATTAAACATTTTTCCACTACTAAATGTAAATGTTTTTGAATTTTGGGATGAATCTGTGAAAAAATCAAATGAATTTTTAATAATTGAATCTCCAGTTGTGTTTGAAGAAGTTTCTAAATCAATAGTATATTCAAATGGAATACTAATTTCATTAAATAATTTTGTTGTTCCTGTCCCTCGTGGAGAGAGTCCCGTAGTTTTTGATAATTCTAATATAGTATGTCCTTCATATCTCATTAAAAAATTAGTTAAATCACTATTTGTCGTTGTAAATATCACATCTTTAAATATTATTTTATCACCTATATTAAATTCATCACCGCACAAATATTGTTTAAATTCTATTATTATTTTTTTATTAGCTGGAATATCATCAGCTAAATTAGGAATCGAACCTGTTGTATCACGTTCACCTTTTATAATGAAACATTCTAAATAATTGTTAAGCGTTGAAAGAACTTTTCCTTCTGGTGTGGATAATATTAATTCAAGATTATTTAAATAGGAGTTTGGTGATGCGCTATAAATTATAGGTGATTGAGTAATATCTTTAAAATAAAGTACATTTCTATCAGTTCCCCCAACAACTGAATTATTTAAATTACCATTTTCGGTGAATGTAGAACCACTTACACTTGATGATCCACTATTATTGCTTGATTTTGGTACAACATCATCTAATACTAATATAAAACTCGCCTTATTTAGAATAGTATTTGTTCCAAACATATTTGGATTCCGTATTTCACTTATAGTTAATATTAAATATGGTAAATCACTTACTCTCATAAAATTTTTTGGATGTGGGTTTGTAGTAATAAATCCCTTATTATACAAACTTAATACTTCTTTTATATCTAAATAAATATTTGGAATAACCATACCTAAAAACATAATAGATTTAATATTTTTAAAAGATTTCCCAATATTCATAACATTTTGATTTAATGAACTAAAATTAATTGAAAAATTATAGGGAGTATCAATCGTATAATTTCGATCTTTACTATTAATTGTAATAACATGTTCTTTTACTTTAAACTTTTCTTTAGGCTTGCTTACATATTGTTCAAATTCATCATATAATGCTTTATTATTTACATTATTAGATTCACTAAAATCGGATGAGGATTCATCACTAGAATCATTATAAACATTCATTATATAATCTATAAGATTTTACTTTAAATTTTAATTCCAAATAATTTATTATTTCCAAATAATTTAATATAAATAAAATAATTAATAAATAAATGTAAACCAGTTTGTGGTTTTTTCTTTTTAGAGATAATTGTCTTTAAATCAGTAAATAAATAATATACATATAGACATATTTAATGTTTTATTCTAGGTAGTGTAATTTTAGAAATTCTAGCATTGTTTTCATCATACCCTTATGACCAGTTTTTTGGTACTTATAAGTTGGCAAGACCTGTCTTAAGTATTTAACCGGAGTCATTGTTTGATCGTTCACTTGTAATCAGGTGTCATTGCAGATGCCTTTGACGAAGAGGCAGTCTAGGGGTTTGTTACACTATCGTCGATTTAATTGGGTTTTAATTTTCGCATTGTATCTGGCTATAGTTCCAACTGTCCGCTCGGCGATGTCACCGTGTATTTGTTGTCGTACATCAGCTCGTTATTTTTATCGTAGCGAACGGTAACGGTCCAAGGATCTCCTTTCCAGTCAACACGCGACTTTGCACCATACCCGGCGTTTTCTGCTTTCTTCACCACAAAATAGGGGTCATTTATTGCCAGTTCCGGAGCATGGGCTGCAATAAAGATCAGCATGCGCTTATCGCGCATTTTGGGTAGTATATCCCTGTCCCCTGTTTTCAGTATTGGATTTTTGTCGTTCCAGGCAACAAATCGTGGGTCGTCTGACATCATTTTCTGTGGTCTGACCTCAACTCCGAGATCGTTCTTACCAACGAAGTCAGCGATGTTGGGATTTTGACCCGGAATCACTAGATCGTACTCGAACTCAAATGGGTTGCCGGCACCCCAAAAGTCAACGACTGGTCTCCAATTTATCTTCATCAACTTACTTGAATGCACAGAGTTCCGCGGCGGCAAAGCTGGAGGTTCGTCTTCCAGCTGTAATTTTTCCAAGTAC